TTCATTATTCCCAATCTTTGCTTAATCCACCAAAACATTCCATTACGAATTTTTTAGTTAACCCTTTGTATGGTAATCTTCTATCTTTCATTCCTAATAATATTTGAGCTTCTTCTGCTGGTAAGTTTTCTAACATATCTACAAACAATTGTTCTCTTCTTACTTGTTTTAGATTACGTTGTGCATCGGTATTACCTTCTGTAAAAAGATAAAATCTACGTACTTCATGATGAAGTGCTCCTTGATTATCCCATGGTGTTTCATTCTTTTTGTATGGTGGATCACCTTCTGGTAATAACCACGTTATTAAACCATTATAAGTAAACTCTAAAATTATACCCATAGCTGGTGTATAATTTTCTCTTAGATGTCTTATTTTAGCATTTTTGTTTGTTATTTTTTCATTCTCTGAAAATATCTCATGAAATGATTTAGTAGGCATCAAAATTCTCCGATCTTATCTACAAGATTTTTTAATCTATTCTTTATAAAGTAATTTAGTAGTCCACTTCTCTGTGGTAATTTATAATTATCATATTTCTCATTTATTTGATTTACAATAGTTTTAGGAACACAAGATAGATTTACTAAATTTTCATTTCTTTTGTAGTTTCTTAACATCACTTCATTACAGAAATCTCTAGGATCTAAGCCTATCCATTTCTCTATCTTTTTAGATGCAAGTGGTTTTTGTCTAGTGCCTGTAACGATAACATTATCAGCAGATAAGAAGTTAGGTACACCATCACCTCTATCACCTCTCATAATATGTTCACGTAAAAAAGATTCAGGATTACTAATACGAATCCACTTTTTTAGCATAGGAGAATATTGATCAACATTCACATATTTTTGTAGCTGGCCAAAATCTTTATCACCAGATATAATTAATATTTTCTGATCATCTTCTGCTTTTAAAGTTTTACCAAAACGATGACAGAGAGTGCCAATAATATCATCAGCTTCTGCTCTATCTACTTGAATAACTTTATATGGAAATGTTTCTTTGAGTTCATCACGTATTTTATTGAGAATACTGAATATATGATTCCAATCTAATGTTGATGCTTCTCTGTCAGCTTTTCTATGTGCTTTGTAATAAGGAAAAATATCTTTACGCCAGTAATTCTTGTCATCACAAGCAATCACTAGTTCTCCATATTCTTCTCCAAATTTAACATTGTACATACGAACAGAATTTAGAATCATATGTCGTATGAAACTTTCTTCTATCTCGTCATTGTTTCTTTGGAGTTGTATCATCAAGTTACTAATCATAACTTGATTTAAGTCCAAAAGTATCATAATATCAACTCTATTTAATTATCTAACTTTATTTATATCACACTATAGAGCATTTTGTCAAGACTCATGATGGAGGTAATTCTTTGTCCCTCTTCTTCTTTAGTTCATCATAATGAGCAACACGTTTTTCAAGCCATTGTACGACTTCTTTGTTTGTTTGCTTGTTATCTCTATTGGTATTAAGTTCTCTTTTTAGTACGGCCGCAGTTTGCATGTCTATACTATTCATCTTCCTTCTTTCCAAAATCGAGTGACATTTGTTCATCATCACTGAGTTCTTCCATACCAGTGAGTTCGACACTTTCATCAATGTGATCTTGAAAATGATGGTGTAGTCCCATGTTGCGATAGAGTGATGAACGGATTGTTTCTACAGTAAAAGCAAAGTCTTTCATGAACTCTTCTTTATCAATATTAAAACCAGACAAAGAAATGTTCGCTAAAAGATTACTGCTATGCTGATCAACAACATTGTTAATATAAATTTCTTTGTTCTTCTCTATACTCTTTTTTAAATCTGATAGAGTTTCTTGTTCAGGAGGAACATAATCATTTGGAAATTTAACAATATTGCTCATGTTTTATTTATTTTTATAGGTCCTACACCATCATAGACAGTTCGAAAACTAATCTTTTTTTCTTGGTCCGCACCATAGAATAAATCTAAGTAAACACCAGTTCTTAGATATGTATTGAGATTACGTATGTAACCCTCAATTTCCATAAGTCGTGACAAAGCGCCTTTGCTATTTGCACGAACATTTTTTCTCAAGCCTGGTAGCATCGCTTTATTATACACTAACCAAGCTTTCACATTGTTGTAGCACAAAGGGTGTTCATCACCTTTTGCCAGCACATCTGGGTGTATGTGTGACAACTTGGGCGGATTCTTTTTCATTCTCTCCGCTCTAGCTTTTGCTAGTCTCTCACCAGCCGCTTTACGGGCTTCTGCGGACATTCTACGTCTTCTTACCATGTGCAACCTCCATCATGACAAATTATTAATACTACGTATCCGATAGCGAATATCGAAAACAAACTTACTGCATCTAATAGTGTTTCTGTGACTTTGATTATATATTTTTTCATTTTACCTCTCTCAATCAAATGGGAATGGGCCCCATTCACCGTTTTCATCTGCCCGATCTATTTGGGCTTGAATTTTGCCAATCTCTACAGCGAGAACGTGTAAACCTTTTGCAGTGTTTTCTTGCAACAGGAGTTTCATTGCTTCTTTAAGCTTTTTTTTTTTTTTTTGTAATTCAGTATTCACTATCATATTACCTCTCTTAACTATAATCTTCTAATTCTGTAGTTTCGATAGAAAGCAACTGATCAGCAGTGTGGCCAGCTTTTTCATATTCAGCGATAGCAATCGCTTCAGCTTCTTTTGCAGTATCGCCCCATGCACCGGGATATGATGCAGAAACTAAAAACTTGTCACCATCTTTAGTGGTATCAATGTACTGAATAGAAGTTGCGAAAAATGTTGAAGTCATATTTTTTTCTCTCTTTTGTTAAAAACGAATCACTTACACTATTATAATAGCATATTGACAAATTAAGTCAAGCACTTTTTTGTGAGTGCTATCCAGTCTAACCACTGGGCTTGCATTTCAAAGAAAATCTTTCTAGCATCATCATCATTGTCAAAACCGACTTCAGTAGCGAAATCCATTCCGCTACAAAAGAAAATGTTTCTCATGTGTAAATCTATTTTATTTCTGTTGATTACTTTGTGCAACTCACGGGCAGTTTTTGCAGTGCCGACTAAATTGCCAGCACCGATATAAACACCGATTGTTTTATCACTGAGCGTATCTATAAAAACTGAATCTGTCATATTTTCTCACTTTCTTAACGAATCATCTTATACTATTATAGTATCAGGTTGTGAGAATATGTCAATAGTTAATGTAGATATTTACTTAAATTATTTCCTGACTTGCCTACTCTGTCACGATTTTCTAATATCAGTGACGTAACTTTGTTATAGGACTCTTCAGTTAAATGTGTCCTGTACATCATCATAGCTTGTGCCATCATAACACCAGCTAAGGCCATGGGATTAGTTCCCTCTTCTAGTTTTTCCATAATTAAGTTTAGAACATCTCTGAAGACATCATCTACATCATCTTCAGGTATGTTATCAAAATCATCTATACTCATCTTCTCACTCTACATCTAGGACAGAAATTTGCACTGTCCAGTTCTGAACCACAATATGTACAATAATTTGTAAAAGAAAAAATTGTAAAAAACATTATTTTAATCCTCCATCTGATTTAGATAAAAGCAAATCTATTTTTGCTTCAATTCTATTTAGATGCCTAACTACATCTCTGAAATCAATTGTAGTAGCATTTGATATGGGTTTTCCCATATTGAACTCTTCTGAGATATTTCTACCACCAGCTCCAGCACTTATGCCCACAACTTGATCTTCGATAGATTTTTTTTCTTTTTTATTTTCCTGTCTAAGCTTCCAGCCTATCCAGTCATACCATCTTTCTGGTTCTTTATCCATCATTAGAAGCTTGTGCTTTCTTTATTTCAAGTAGTCCATTTAACATACCAGTCCACTGATTTGCTCTAATGTCCCAATTATAAGCATTATCAGCCCATTGTTTAGTAAATTGTAATTTAGATTGCATCTCTTCAGAGTTATGATTATCAATTGCACCCTTTAGAAAGTTTGCAAATACATTAGCGTGAAATTGTAAGTTTTCATTCCAATGATACATTGTAGCTAAACCACCAGTTGTTTCTGGTAAAGCACCATAGTTAGGACATACTACTTGACAACCTGCGGACATCGCTTCAATAGCGGCTATGCACGATGTTTCTTGCCAGATACTAGGATATGCAAAGATATGAGATTTAGCTAAAGCTTCTCTTACAACGGCATTTGGTTGAAATCCATGATATGTCATACCATCATGCTCTTCAATCTCTTTAAATATACCTTTGAATGGTTCATCTCTTTGTGGCCATCCGTAAGCCTCAAATGAAGAATATACATCAAAATGTATTTTATCTTTATAACCATTTTCCCACAAAGCTTTAATTCCAGCTACTGCAATATTTAATCCTCTGTGAGGTGTGGTATGATAAATGATACGAATAACATTTTTATCTTTGTTCCAAGAACCGTTCGTATTTGCTGATAACATAATTGGTTCTATGGCATTTTTTAAAACGAATGATTCATTCCAAGCTATACCATAAGTTAATTGAAATTGTTGCCACTGCCAATCTGATACAAAAACTATTCTATCAAATCTTTTTCTTGCTTCTGCATCTTTTAGATGCTCGTTTTCTGGATCAGCGGCCAAATCATGTAACCAAAGAACATTTTGCTTATCATCAGATATTGTTCTAACTCTAGATTTTATGATGTTGAACTGATCTAATAAGTCCTTAGATACTCTTTCAGAGAGTGCTTTATTCATTAATTCAGTTCCACCAAATGATTGATAGTATGTGCCATCTTCTTTCATTTGGCCTTTACTACCATCTGCTGGTACAGTTTTTAATGATATCTCATCTGGATTTTCTTCTTTGATTGCTTCTGCTTCAGCCATTATTAACTCCTATTAATGAATCCCAACGAAAAGAACGCCAATCTTTCTTTTCAGTGTCATATACTGCAAGATACTCTTTTAGAATTTCTCTTTCGACATTTGCTTTAGGGCCTAGAGGATCTCTATTAGCACCCACATATCCGTGAATATCTTCACGTAATGTCGCTTTCATTCTGCGAGTAGTACCATCTTTTTTTGTGAAATTTATTGTAAGAACACCATCTTCAAGTTGTTCTATAATTCTTTGCTTTTCA